CAACATGCTTTCTCACATCTTTATGTAAGTTGAATGGATTGCCACATGATGCTAACAACATAAGACTTAATAGTAGTGATGCTTTCATATCTATCTCCTATTCGTTTATGTATATTATTCGAGTCGGTTTACAGTCCGAGGTCCATGAGCTCCGTGCGTAGCAGTGTCACATGCCGAGCGGCATGTGGAAATAAAAAAGGCAGACCGAAGTCTGCCTCATTAGATATTAGTTATTATCTGTAGAACAAGTTAGATGGGATAGACTCGCCATTCATTCTAATCATTAGTGATTGACTACTACCACCTGTTTGAGCATAGTCTATTCTGAAAGAGTGAACACCACGTTCTAACATCTTACTTGCAGAGACTGCTGTATTACCATGGTTGTTATCATTGTCGATTAGTTTACTGCCATCGATGTACAACACTGATCCATCATCTGACTCTACTGTGAAGTCATAGTAAGAAGAGTCTGTGATTACAATCTGACCTTGACATCTAAGTAGATACATATTCTTATACAAGTTCTTAAATGGAGCTGGCAATACATTTAACCCATCATTGACACTAGAGTTTGGTTGATTAAACTCACCATTATACTCGAAGTACCCAACACTTACAAGTCCTTGCAATGTGTTATGTCCTGCAATACTGGCTTGGATTCTATCTCCACCTGTAGTAGTAAAGAGTTGACACATTAGTTTCTTTGTAAGAGGATTCTGACCTACCATTGCTCTGTACTCATTCTTATATGAGACGATAGCATCGATGTCTTCTTGTAACTCACTCACTGGTGCTGTTGGTGCTGGCTGATTGATTACTGTAGTAATACCATTTGATCCAGCGTCTCCTTTCCTGCCACAACCAGTAGTAATTACTAATAAAGCAAGAAGTGAAATCAATACTAAGTTCTTCATTTGATTCTCCTCTGTTTGTTGATGGTTATATCTCGATTCGGTTTCTCTTCCTGCCTAGAAAGGGTAGAACATAGTTCCACCCATTTAGGAGATATAGATTTATATCACTAGACTTCGGTGAAGATCACGCCGAGCGGACGTACGAAGCCATTGAGAATATCTTTGCCTTGTTGTATTTCTTGTTTAGCTCTTTCTTCATATCTCTTATCACCAGTAGCTTTGAACATCATAATACTAGTTCTAGCATTATCTGCCATATATCTTGCTTGTTCAAGTCTAGTTGGATACTGACGATCAATAAAGTCTTCCAAACTAACTACGTTTGATGTTGCATAAGTTGTTGTGTTCTCATTCATACATAAACCTTTGTTTGTTTTTCTTGTAGTATTATCGTTTCGGTTTACAGTTCTATATCTAACAATTCTCGTTCAACTATAAAACTCATAACTAATTCTTGAACTTTTCTATGAGTTCCAATAGGTCCACTCACTGCATATCTACATCGATCTTCTTCTTTAAGATAGTGAACCCACCCTAAAAACTGATCTTGTCGTCCATCTTTAGCTTGATAGACTTGAAAACTAATTATTAGTGGATTTTCCTTAAACTTCTTTAAGTACATTTTTGTCCTTTAAATCTTGTTTAGCTAATTCACATAGCTTATCAAAGTCATTTGACTCTTCCATAAACTTATCATCACCTACATATCCGCCAAAACTACCATCGCAGTCGTGTATATATCCAAGTAATACATTGCCTTCAGTTAATACTTTCCAGTTATCTTTAGGTTGTTGACCAACTCCAATATAATGTTCAAGTCTAACTACACCAAATTGAACTGTATTTAATCGAGTCATATATACTCCATTGTTATTATGTTGTAATATCGTTTCGGTTGCTATTAATTACATATTCAAGAACATATGTTGATGATATTCTTGCTCTAATTGGTGTGTCTGTTCTATCTGAGCAATACTCTAAATAAGAAAGAGCTGTTTTATAATGTGTTCCATTAGATTCAATGTGATTATGACAATTGTTTACTTCAACAATAGCAAATACATTTTCTTCAAACCATATCCATACTTTGCTAACGCCATTTTCTCGCGGAAAAATAACATCTGCATCTCTATTTGGCTTGTTCACTTCCATCTAATCCTCTAATAGTATAGACTCAATAATTAACTTATTACATTTATGTTCATATTCTTTTCTATGATGAACGTACCATTGGCAAACATAGTTACTTTAAGCATTGTAACCTTGAATATATTGGTATTTGCCGCACATACTTAATAGCTTATCAATACCTTTGGTATCTACTGGCTTATTATCCCACCAATAATCAGTATCATTATGTTCTTCAATAGTAAATCCACTATCAAATACTTCGTGTTTAAAATATTTCTTCTTAAAGACAGCAAATAAACTATCACCATTCTTAAAGTATATCTGCATGCTAGGAACAAACTTACCATTACCATCGCTGAACTCACCGACTTTAACGATGCTTATATTATCATAACTAATAACACTCATAATTACTCCTCTAATAATACAACTCGTTCAAATAACCAATGCTGATATCTTTTATATTCTGCTTGAATAGGTGGACCAAAGCCTTTACTCATTCCAACTATTTCTATGTTTCCATTTAATATCATTATTGGAAGATTTTCAATTGTTCCATCTCTTACTGTTTTCTCACACTTCATATTCTTCATATCAAAATGATAATGACTCCAAGCGCCAAAATATTCCCATGTGGTATCATCAACGAACTTACCGTATTGACCATACATATCACTCATATAACTCATTCTCTAATAATTCACTTGCATATCTTCTATACATTGTTTCTAAATGATGCTCAAATGCAACGCCATACATATTAGAAACAGAAAGATCAGTAAAATGAGCATCCAACATATACCAGCAATTATTCTTTCTCTCTAATGACATAACAAAACACTGAACTTTATCTTTAATTCTCATTGTTTTAAGATCTACTAATATATGTGTCATATTAGTGTTCATCCAGTTATTTAGGCAATCTTTAAACATTACTTCAACTTCATCTTTCTTATACGAGTCTTTCTTCCATATGTTTGCTAAATGTTTGTAAGCATCTAAATAACTCATAAGACTCCATATATTAACTATCTCAAGTGTATATCGTTTCGGTTCGATGTGCTCGGACTACGAGCTCTATGCGTAGCAGTGTCACACGCGTTAGGGCGCGTGCAACAACCTGCTTCTACTTCTTCTTCAGCCATAGTTGATAGTACTCTTCTAATACAGTTGTCTCCCCACACCCCATATCAAAGTTAACCCAATTCCCCCAATCATCCATGTATACCCAATCATGTTCACTTCTTCTTTGAAGTGCTCTTGTATTCTTAGGATTTACTCCATCATCGAAGTAATGCTCCATCTTATCGAAGTCGACTGTTTCCCACCCTGCATAGTCTAACTCTGGTAAGTCCTTGATTTCAAATAACTCAACCTTCATCAGCTCATCATCAAGCCAACAATCAGGATCACATCCTGGACAAGTAGAACTTCCAGCATGATTGGTTCTGCATCTATCTTTGTATTTAACAAACTTCTTCATACAGACCTCAAAAACTTATTTAATTGCTTAGTTGTTTTAGTATCTACGTAGTCATAATCATCATCACTTATCATTACTCGATACTTATGCTTCTGACCTGCTTTAGCATTCAACTTCTTTTCTTTGCTATTCTTATATAGAAGTTCATAAACTCTACCTTTATATAAGAAGCAATTCTTCACTAGACATAATTTAGCAAGTTGTTTAGTAATCATACATACCTCTTTGTTATGTATTAATATCGAGTCTGTTAGAGCTTACTCCTCTAATAACACTTCATCTGCTAATCTACTCTTAATTACATCCATTGCTCTAACTATATGCTTAACCATGTGCGACTCATTTGGTCGCATCTTAAAACTCATATTCTCACTTTCTTTATTAAACTTCACTACACCAATATGTACACTAATGTCCACATAGACATCCCAAACTCTTATCTTGTCGGTATATAGTCGCTCAATTACTTCCATAAACTCCTACTTCTTATCACACCAACTCATGTGAAACTCAGGATTGCTCGTATGCTTAGCTCCACAAGTACACTTATTAATCGCTTCCATTTCTAAGCCACTATTAACAACACTCTGACATCTTTGCTTGCTAGCTAAATGCCAGTCAATAATCTTATCGACTATCTTGCATGCCTTACTCAAGCTAAAGCCACTATCGTATTCAATGTCTATCAAGTCTTCCATATAACCATCAGCTCCATTACTAGCTGTATAGACTCCAACAGCGAACTCTCCGCCTTCATTTGGCATACTCATATCATCATCAACTACGATATCAAAGCCTCTATAGTTGTAAGCTCCAAGAGTCGCACAATTACTACCATAGAACCCCTTTTCTAGCTTAACCATAAAACCTCCACAATCACATTTCTTATAACTATCTATCGTGTCTGTTCCAACTCTCATAAGACAAACACTAATCATTCCTAAGCTAATACAGGACATTCTAGTAACACTTCTATAGCTTACCTAATAAACTCAACCACATCCCATATACATACCTAACACCTATCTAATACATCACTAAGCCTGTAACCCTCTGAATACCGGAGTTGAGCATTAGTTGAGGACGAAACTGTTCTTAAGTAGTTAATATTGTGAGCATAAAATGTGAGCGAGGCTGGGGCCTAGCCGTGAGCTCCAACGCTCACAAGCTTCGCTCACATCTGTTATGCCTGTTTCCACTGTCTAATCGGCTAGATCTGCTGCATATCAACAGCTTGGACCGACCTATTAACAGCTAGTTAGCAGACAATTTCCTCATTATGGGCTAGAGAACCAGAGTGTTTTCCTCATTAGGTCGAGTCTGTTAGCCGACCTGGGCTACTAGCTCCTGGCGTAGCAGTGTCACAACAGTACTAGCCTGCTGCGACAGTGATAACAGATGCGCATTTTAGGAGGATCGCCCACTCCGGATGTAATCATTCTTCTATATGCTTGGCTTACCCAACCCTGATCTACTCTAGATAAGACTAGCTGTTGCTATATTAGCGGTGCTAGTTTGTATTCACATCATTAAGATGATAGTTATATATCGGGTCTGTTAGAGCTCCGTGCGTAGCAGTGTCACAAGCCATATGGCCTGCGCACCGTGTCTACTTAATAGCTAGACTTGCATTGGTATTTAAATACGATTGGATATTGGATTTCAATGTGCTAGATTGCTTGCTCACCACACCCAATATACATACATGACTAAGAACAACGATCCAGGTAATAGCTAGTAGTTTACTCATTGTTACTCTCCTTATATAGCTCATCCATATGCTTATCAAATGCTCTTCTCTTCTCATATCTGTTCAGATACCCTTTGAAACAGAACCCTAATGATATACCTATTAGGAAAGGGATAAGGAAAGTCGTTGTTAGTAACCACATATCTTACTCCAGTGTTGATACCATTTTAGCTAGTATTCTGTCATCATCATATTGTTCATCTTCGTCAAATATAAGTTTACGAATTCTATTTACATCTTCATTAGTTAGAGGTAATTCGTATCTGTCTCTTACTTCTAGCATTCTTATTAATAAAAGACTCATACTCACTCCTTTAAAAGAGCGGATCGTCCATGACCCGCTTGGTTTTATTACTTCACTAAGTGTCTAAGCGATTCTGGCAGTGCATCGATGTTTATAGTTACGCTTGGCTTCAATGCTTCTTGTCTGTCACTAATCGCTTGCTCAATTGCTTCTTTCGCTTCAGGATCTGTCGTGATCGCTAGTAGTCCTTTCATTGCCTTGATCTGTTCATCTTGTGACCCTTGACGACTTCCAGGGTTTTTAGCTTTGTAAGTCGTATCGCTGTTGAACTCAGGCGCCTTACGAATCCAGTTGTTCACTAATCCACTCACATACTCTTTCAGTGCCTTGTCATCATCAACCTTCGCTTGAAAGTCAGCTCTGTAATCAACCTTGCCAGCACGGAACAGAGTGAACATGATAGAACGGATCTTAGTCTTGTCATCAGCGTTCAGTGTTTCAGCCATAGAGATAGGACCATTCAGTTCATACTCAACACCACGGTCATTCAATACAGATAGGATAGTGTTGACAGTTGCTTGACGTTGATTCATGGTAACTCCTTTGTTTTTGTTAACAGTCATTCGTATCTGTTAACGTTTTGTTTAAGTCGTTGTTATCATGCAGTCTTATCGGGTCGGTTCGCTTTCGGTGTCGGTTTCTAGAGCAGGACCCGGTAACCACTTGATTTCATAGGGTCCCTTCGAGTCGGTTCGGTACAGGTACCCTGTGAACTCTGATTTCACAGTTTTCTATAAAAAGGGGCCCATGGCCTAAATCCCCTAATAGAGTTAACCACTTACACTTTCTATTTTTATATAATATTTTATTTCTTAAAACGAGCCATAAATTCCTCATGGCTTTCATTGACGGACTCTTCGTCCACACAGAACAATATATTCACATCGTACTTAATCATTACGACTCTCTTCACTATCCCAAATCTCTCTAATGTCTTAAACAACCCATGAACACTTCTTTCCTCATCGTTCAAACTCCAAACACGCGGTCCACCCCAATTACCTGGCTTATAAATTGTAGCTCCACAAAACAACTTATTAATAGCCATTTTCGTCCTCCACTATCCTTATCTTAAACATCTTCCCTTCCATCATAATAGTAACTCCCAACTCACGCTTGTTCGTATCTATATAACTCCAGTGCCCAATATTCTTCGTCCACCACTCAATCATCAATAAGTATTTCGGCATCAACCCAAACCTATCACAAGTCCTCAACAGGTTCTCCAGCAGTCTCACTTCGTCCATGGTCATCACTCTATCCATCTCGTCCCTCATACTTATGGGAAAACCGCTTAACATTGCCATACCAGATAGCCCATTCACCCGGATGCACTATATTCTCCACTATCCTGAAGCGCACCAACGTTTTAAACAGCGCCAACGCCGACTCAGTGTGTTGTGATTTATGCATCCAATGCCATGGGCTTCCGTACATGTTAGACCCCGCTCTTTTTAGACGGCAGGTACAAGGGCGTCTCGCCCCATTTATGCCGATTCATATGAGCGAAGAAATACTTTTGTCGTAGTGCTTTGAAGAGTGGTTGTACTTCGTCGGGCTTGATGATTTTAAGTCGCTTCAGTGTGACAAGTAAAGCCCGCATGGCAGAGCAAGCTTGGTTGAGCTCAGCGAAGGCAACACCGTAAGCGTAGTCGTGGGCCTCAGGGAGTTTATTCATCGTCATACTTTTTTAACCCATATTTATCGGCGAACATCCAAATTCGGTAAGCGTACAGTGGATCTGTGAGATTTTCCATGTCGGACATAAGACCAAAGCGTTTGAGAGTTTTAAACAGTCGACCGACCACAATCGATTTGCGCTGTCTGAAGGTTGTGAACTGTAAGTGAGCTTCCATTTACGCTTCTTTTGTTTACGCTCGCATGGCTAGGGGGCCCTTCAGCGCGAGCGCGCTTTTATATATTTATATTATACAAGAAGAGTATAACTAGATAATGGAAGAGAACAACTTATTAAAGACTTACTTGAAACAGATGGGCGCAATTCCGATGTTGACGCGCGAGGATGAGTTGCGATTGGCTAAGTTGGTTGAATCTGGTGATATGGATGCTAGAGAGAAGCTCATCAACGCCAACTTACGTTTGGTTGTTAGTATCGCCAAAAAGTATACTAATGCAAACCTAGATCTTCTGGACTTAATTCAGGAAGGTAATATGGGTTTGATGAAAGCAGCAGAGAAGTTTGAATATAAGAGAGGACATAAATTTAGTACATACGCGACATGGTGGATAAGACAGGGGATCACCAGAGCAATAGCAGATACGGGAAGAACAATTAGACTTCCTGTCCACATGGTGGAAACAGTTAATAAGATGTACAGTGAGATTAAGGCATTTATTAATGAGCATGGAAGAGAACCAGACTTGAAAGAGCTTATTAAACAGATGAAGATGCCAGCAGAAAAAGTTAAAGAAGCCATAGCGGCAGCAAAAATACCAATATCGATCGAAACTAAGGTGAATGCAGACAATGAAGATAGTAGGCTGGGTGATTTACTTACTGATACTACTAGCACTTGCAATAATGATAAAGTGGACGCCTTGGATTTTGCTAATAAGCTTCGCTCCTCTCTTAAAGCGTTAAGTCCTAGAGAAGAAAAAATCATTAGAAGTAAATTTGGATTAGCCGATTAGGCGTTTTGCGAGTTTATCACCCAAGATTCTGACGAATGTCATATATAAATTCATAGTAACTGTATCAAGAACTGCTTTATCAGCATGAGTCCTCAAAAAACCTTTATTATCTGTCTTCAAGTTCTTTCTCCATAAGTTTATCGAACAACTTTTCATACGCTAGTCTCGCTCTATCGTCTTTTGGAAGCAATCTTGCTTCAGTTATTGCTCTACCAATGCACTTATCAGCAAAAGGACACATTATACACCAATCAGTTTTAATACAATCGCCATCTATATCTATAATAGCTTGTAATAATGCTTCTTCTGTTTTGAAATATCCTTTCATATTATTATATTATACGAAATCAAATATTTACGAGGGCTGATTCTCTGGTAAAATAGGTGAGTAAGGAGTTCAAATGGCCGTAAATAAACCAAGTCAACAATACCCTAATTCGCCTGGAAGCTTTCAGTCGATGATGCCATTGATATTGCCAGATCCAAGCATCCAAGGTGCTGCTTTTGATCAGCTTCTTCAAAATCGTGGTATTCGCTTCATCCATAGAATTGCTGCTCCATGTCCTAATATGGTTTCACTATTAGATAACAACCATGATCCAGAATGTCCGTTCTGTGATCAGTCTCAAATCTTATATATTGAAGAGAAAGAGATCTGGGGAGTTCACGCTGGAAACACACTTGAGAAGCTATTTGAGATCCAAGGTGTTTGGGAAGTAGGAACTGCTGTTATTACATTTCCAACTGAATATCCAGATGGTGTTCAAGCTGACTTCAATGTGTTCGATCAACTAGTTTGTCCTGACTTTCAAGTAAGGTTAAGCGATCTTAAAGAATATGATGGATCTGACGTTACTAGTTTAAGATATCCAATTGCTAATATAGTAAATATTACTGGTATCAGCAATGGTGTAAAGACTGTTTATGCTCAAGGTACTGATTTTACAATAGTAGATGGTAGTATAAGTTGGATAGCGGGAGAGGAACCTCCGTATAATCAAGTAGAAGATATAGGCGAAGTATTGTCAATAACATACAACGCTAATCCTGTGTATAATGTTCTCCAATCACTGCATGAATTAAGAGTTACTCAAGAATTGATAAATGGTGTAAAGACAGCTAAGCGTTTACCACAGCAAGTTCTTGTAAAGAGAGACTTTTTATTTAGATCTGGTGGAGAAAAGTAATTAAGCACCAAATTAAGATATAATAGTTAGATAGTTAATTAAGAAGGGTCAAATTATGCCACAAGCCGTTTCAAAACGACAATATAGAATGATGATGGCAATCGCTCATGGTGGACCTAAAAACGGTAGACAACCACCTAAAAGTATTGCTGAGAAATATTCAAAACCTGACAAAGAAGCCGCAGAGAGTAAAAACAACGATCGCGGTGGAAATTGGAATGCCCACGAAGGTGGACACAAAGAAGACCACAAGAAAAAGAAGAAGAAACTTAAAAAAGCTTTTGAAGAGTTCTATGCTGGTAAAGGTGCTGGAGTTATTGTTGTTAATGACGAAGGCAAGATCTTAGTTGGACAAGGCGACGATGGCAAATGGCAAACTCCCGGTGGACACGTTGAATCAGGTGAAGACTTCGATGAAGCGGCACATAGAGAACTAAGAGAAGAAGCTGGTATCGTAGCTGGTGAGATGACTGAGATTGGCCATTTTAAAATGAATGGCAATGACAGTAAGACTTTCGTAGCTAGTTCATATTCAGGTACACCTAAAGATTCTGCTGAACTAAAAAACTTACAATTTGTAGATGTACATAATGTCCTTGATTGGGACATGAGAGATTGTTCTCGTAAAGGTGTTGAAGACTATGTTATGTCTTCACTTAAGAAAAGTAATAAACTTACAGATATGATGGCAGTTGAGAAACTAGAAAAGAACATTATGAGAGGCGGAGCTAGAAGCGACGTAGTATTTGATGTTAGTCATGGTGATGCTCTTAAACTAGTTGGGAACGGATGTTTCAGATGGTTAAAGGGTGAAGTAAGTGATATGGGTGATGAGGACTTCAAAGAGGTTCATTTAGATAATCACACTATCTCTATTAGAAAACATTTAAGCGACGTATACTCAGGAAGAATTAGCGATGGACATAAGGTCATTCACCAATTCACAAACAAATCACTTCCTCAACTCTGTGCAGATATTATGTCTGTATTCGAGTGGTACTCAGATGAAGATGAACACATGTTTGATATCTTAGATGAAGCAAACTTATCTGATGACGCTATTCATGGTGGACTAGATGCTTTAACAGATAACTATAAGAAACATAACCTAGCTAACATCTACACTGAGATGGAAAATATCAGAGAAGAGATTAGACAAGGTAACGCAGTAGATCTTCAGCAAATTGAAGAGAAGATCATGAAGCTGTTCGATAAACTAGAAGCAACAACTCATCATGTAGTAGCTCAACACAATAAGTTATCACAAGATGCTGGAAATGAAATAGAAACTTTAGAAGCTAAACTTAGAGAACTATCAGCAAAGGTTGATGAGCTAACTAAGAAGCCAGAAACTGTAGAAGGCTACCAAAGTAGACCAGTAAACCCAGATAAGGTTTACGATTCTCAGTATATGTATTTACCTAGACCTTCAATCGAGATCGACCCAAGTGGAAAGATCAAGATCACTTTTAATAAAGAGTGGACAGATATGGAGAAGTCTAATTTCCTACAAGATATGAAAGCAAATATCGTTAGGAGAAGCTAATGATTGATGCTAACAATGAGATAAATAGACTTAGACAATCGCTTAAGTTCAAAAATCTTTCTAACGAAGTTATAGATAGTATCTGTGATGATGTTGCTAGAGAAATAAGTGATTTGACTTCTGATCTATTAGCTCAAGCGATGAGTGAAGCAGTTCAGTCAGGTAAGAGTGCTGAGTTCATTCAAGAAGTTAGATCAACAAGAGATGGTGGAACGTTTAGTGTTTCAACTGACTCAGGGAAAACAAACTTTACTGAAGCACCGTTCCCAATGCTTCCTAAAATGTTACAAAATGCTAAAATCGCTAAAGACGGTTCTCTATATAAGGTTATCCCAGTTAAAAGAAAAGGCTCAATGCCATCTAGAACTGCAGTAACAACTGAAGCCGCTTTAGGAGAAATAGAACGAGCTAGAATTGCAAGTAAAGTAGATAGAACGAACCAAAATAGAGGTTCAAGTAGTCCAGATGCTATGAGAGGTATGGATACATTATCAGCTATGCAAGCTATTTCTAAAAGTAGACAAAAAGTAGAAAAATATCCAACTGGAACAAATAGTCAAACAGTGGATTTTAGAACAGCCTCAAGTAAGCAAGATCCATCTACACAATGGGTTCACCCTGGAAGAGAAGCTGATATGACTAGAGAGTTACAAAACATAAATGCTAACTTGCATGATTCGATAGACAATATCATTCTGCAGATTATCAGTAAATATGAAGGACAATTCTAATGGCAATGGTATTAACAGAAGTTGCGCTGCAACGACTAATTCAAATAGGTTTAGCAAACCTAAGAAATAATCCGGCCGCTTTTAGAGAGGTGTTTGCTCAATATAATACTCCTGCAATGCAAGCATCGTACGGCGATAAGTATATTGATCAGATCCAAGCTTGGTTCGATAAGACTAAATTACCTGTTCAACAGGCATGGTCTTTTGACCCAACTAAAGTTCCGGCTATTAGTATTCACTTAGCTGATGAAGCTGAAGATGAATCTAAAGCTTCAATGAGTGATTATTGGGGTATGGGCGAAGATGCTGAGATACTAACAGGACCAGCTAGTGTTTCCTTAGATATTGGGATCCATGCTGATAAAGCTAAAGACGTAGTTCTTTGGATGTACTATATGATAGTATATATTCTCTATAAAGAAAAGATGACTGGTAGAGGACTTGGCTTACAACTTTATACTTTCAGAGCTAATGAATATAATAAAGAAAGTAAGTATATGGCTGACAATGTTTGGTCAAGATGGATAAGGTTTAGATGTACAGTTCAACACTATGTGGATGGACAAGATTATATCGAGCCAATTATAGAATTAGATGTAGATGCTGCTTCTTCTAATGGAGAAGAGCCAATAGTAGATATAACTACAATAACATTAGAAGACGACGAATAAGGAGTTTATATGGCTAAGAATTTAAAAGAACAAATTAAAGAAATGGAAAACAAGAATAGAGAAGAATCTGCTCCTAAGGTAATGCCTGACGAGATGGTATCTTTTGATTCTTGGTATCACCAGAAGAAAGACAAGATCCCTAAGTGTCACCATAAAGAAATCATTATGGCGGACTTTAAAGCTAGGGGATTAGGAAAAGAAGCTGCAATGGAAGAGTACGATAAAGCTCTTGCACTTTATGGTGTCAAGCTATAATAGAAGCAGATCTTAAGAGTATCGGTGTGTTATAATAAAAAGAGTATTATCATAGGAGAGAATTATGGCTATTAACGTATCATTCAATGGGGCGACCATTTATAAGCCCGGAGCATATTCTAAAACAAGTATTGACCTAAGTGGTGGATTTGCTTTAGGACCTGTGGGTTTAATCGCTATTTTTGGCGAGTCGACACGCGGAAGATCAGGGGCTGAAGAATCTGATATTTCAAGAAACGTATATTCAGCTAACCAACTAACAGACGTAAGAAACAAGTACGGTAGCGGACCGCTAGTCGATGCTATGAACTTCTTATTTGCCCCAGCTTCGGACGGTGCAATTGCTGGCGGTGCACAAGCTGTTTACGTATATAAAACAAACGCTTCAACTAGAGCTACTTTAACTCTAGCTAGTGCATATGGAACTGTTAGATCTTTAGAATACGGTATCGGTGGTAACACTATTACTTACTCTGCAGTTCAAACTCCTGAAGTTGCTCCAAGTAAAGCTTCTTCTGCTCCATTTGATAGTTCAGCTGTTCCAGCTGGTACATTCACTGTAAGAGTTAACGGGGGAGCAATCTCTACTGTTACTGTTGCTGGTGCTTATGCTAACCATGCTGCTTTCGTAGCTGACGTTGCAACTTGGTCTGTATCAGGTGTAACATTTACTGTTGGTGGTTCTGGTATCGCTTCTACATTGACAATCGCTGTAGCTGCTGATGCTCTTGCTAACCAAAAAGGTTTTGGTAAATCGATGGAACTTGCTAACGCAACTTCTACTCCGCTTACTGCAATGATGATTTCTGCAGGTCAAACACTTTCTGCTACAGAAGCTGCTATGACAATCACTGTGAAACAAACTAGAGACCTTTTACAGGAACAAGAATCTGTTGGTGGTAACGTTGTTCTTCAAGCTGGTTACACTGGCGCTGAGACTTCTGCTACTGTTGAAGTTTCTGCTACTCAAGTTATTTTAACTGCTGGTGCTTCAGTCGCTACTTTCGATAAGTCTGCTTACTCAACTTTACTTCAATTAGTAAACGCGATGAACCTTACTGTTGGATGGAGTGTTGCTCTAGCTTCTACACTTTATAATTCACTTCCTGCTTCTGTTCTTGATTTAGTAACTGTTGGAGCTAAGTCTTCAAACAACGCTACAATCAAGCCGGCAAGAATTAAGAAAGACGCTCAAGAAGTTGCTGACTTCATGGCTGACTCTTCTATCGTAAGTATTGCTTCTCAAGAAAAAACTGGTTTAATGGATGCTCAAGCTGAAGTTGCTCTTTCTGGTGGTTCTCTTGGTGCAACAAGTACTGCTGCAATTACTGCTGCTCTTTCTGCTTTCGAGCAAATTAGAGTTAACTCAGTAGTTCCTCTTTTCTCAAGAGATGCTTCTGCTGATATCGCTGATAACCTTACTGATGCAGCTTCTGCATATACTATCGCTGGTATCCACCAAGCTATTAAGACACACTGTTCATTAATGAGCACAACTGTTAATAGAAGTGAGAGACAAGGTTACCTTTCTCAAAAAGCTTCGTTCGATACATGTCTTGACACTGCTGCCCTTTTAGCTGATGCTAGATTGCAATTAGCAATTCAAGATACAAGAAACAACGATGCTCAAGGAAACATTAAGTGGTTCCAACCATGGGCTATGTCTTGTTTACTTGCTGGAGCTAGAGCTGGTGCGCCAGTAGGAACTCCGCTTACTTTCAAGTATATGAACTGTTCTGGTATTAGACAAACGGCACAACCTATGTCAACTCCAGAAGAAGATATCATTGTTGACTTTAACCCAAATTCAATGGCTACTCAAGCTATTAAAGGTGGAATCACTTTCATGGAAGCTCCTCAATCAGGTGGTATCCGTGTTGTTGTTGATAACACTACTTATAGCAAAGATGGTAACTGGGTTTACAACCGTGCTAACGTTCTTTACGCTGCTGACGTTCTTGCTTTTGATTTCAGAAATCAATTGGAAAACATCTTCATCGGTCAGAAGAACAACATTCAAGCTAGCGAAATCAAATCAGTTGCTGCTTCTATCTTAGCTACTTTCTTAGCTCAAGGTATTACAGTTTCTACACCAGAAGCTAAAAACGGATATAAGAAACTTGACGTTTCAATTGAAGGAAACGTTGTTAAGATCGCTTGTATCGTAGTATTAGTTGAAGGTATCGACTTCATCCTTGCTGACATCACTCTTACTAGAGTTCAGTCAGAAGCTTAATTACAGTATAATAAGATTAGGGCAGCTACGGCTGCCTTAATTTTTATAGGAAGTACATCATGGAAAAGTTACTAGAACTAGAAAAGAAACTTAGAGAATATAAAGCTGACCTAGAAAAAGGTATGGGCGACGATGTTAATGGAAGTCTTGAGTGTTCTGAAAAACACCCTGACGAGAAAGAAGACAAAAGATTAATGGCTGAAGCTATTGATACTCACAATGAAAAGAAACACGACGAAGATAAAGACAAAAACTCAGCATATAAAGATATGCATATCAAAAAAGAAGAAGGCGACGTAATTAAGATGGAAGAAGTATCTTTCGCTAAGAACGGTCAATGGTCTTTAGATAAAGGTTTAGGGTCTAAACTTGATAATGCTGAACATAAAGCTAAAGTATCACAAGCACTAGGATCTATTCGTCAACCAGCTAAAGTTACTAATGCAGCTGGTGAAACTAAAATGGTTTCTCCTAAAGAACAAGTCGCAGATATTAAGAACGTTAAAGCTAATAAAGCATCAGAAGCTAAAGCTAAGGCCGAAGCTGAAGCAGCAGCTAGAAGAGCCTCTTACAAAAAATAAGATCTCTTAAACTTTTCATATTGCTCTTTCGTATTATTCTTTCTCCCATAAACTCTATGAAACTCGTCGTGCATCTCTTTAGAGATGCAGACCAGATTATCAATATCGTATCTTAATTCTTCATTTGAATGCCACGACTCTAAATGATGAGCATTTAATTCACAGCCTTTCTTTCCAGTTATGTCGCATGTATAATCAGCTTTTTCAAAACATTGTTCTCTAAGGCCAGAAGTTTTAAATTTGCATCTTTCTCTTTTACTTTCTGGCATAGTAAAATCATCGAAATCTTCTAAATTAATATCTCTATTTGTACAGCTTAATTTTATCTTTTGTTCAAGAGACATTTCTACACCTTTATTGTAGGGGATAGAACCTATGTTTTTAACACCCATGTTTTTCTTAGTTTCTTCTGAATAGATATTAGTCAACCCCTTATTCCAGGTTTGAATACCTTTCTTTGCTTTTGACATTTTTTCTTTAGTTTCTTCTGAAATATTAGCATGACTTATTTTACCGGCACAACTCTTACATAAACTAGATGATTTTTTATTTGGCAAATATCCACGATCTTTTTTGCATTCTTCACAAAAGAATCTATAGTAATAATCATACTTCTTTCCACATTTTCTATAAATCTTTATTTTATCCATGTTTTTATTATACCAAATTTGATATTTGCACTATGTTTAAGTGAACTCATGTTATAATTAAAAAGTAGTCAATTAAGACTTACAAATTTTAGGTAAGTGGAACCATACCACAAAGGAGTCAATATGGCTGGCAAAACACCGTCGTTTATTACGGGCGCTACTGCAAAAATAAAGTTATCAAATCTTACTCTTGCATACGCTCAAGATGTTTCATACAACACAACTGTAACAACTATCCCTATTGAAACAATGGGAAGATATGAAGTGGTCTCTAACGAACCTGTTGCTTATTTCGTAGACGGAACTTTAAGTATCATCAGATACACTAAAGAAGCTTCTGCTATGAACGGAGCTGCAGCTAACGGTAACTCAGTTGAGCAGATGATCAACGCTGCTGGATCTGGTGGAAACGCTGGTTCTGGATTTGACCCTGCAAGAATGATCGCTTCTGAAACTTTTGACCTAGAAATCTTCCAAAAGCTAGCTTCTGGTGGAACTGAATCAGTAGGTAAACTAAGAGACTGTAGATTTACTCGTAAGGGTGGATCTATTAATAAGAGAGGAATCCTTGTTGAGCAATTCGCATTCAACGCTATCTTAATGGATAACGATAGTGCAGTAGAAGTCGGTAACTCAGGTGATCTTGACCTTCAACCGTAATCAAATCAGGGGCTTCTTCGGAAGCCCTTCTTTTCACTCATTAAGCTAAAATAAGTTATAATACCCTATAGGAGTAACTTTATGGCCGGAATGAGACCCTTCTTTTTAACAGGTGCTAATGCAAAGATTAAGGTGAACAACCTTACTTTAGCTTACTGTACAAATCTATCATATTCAGTTACTGTCAACCACGCATCTCCTAAAGTATTAGGAATGTACGAACCTACATCTATTGAGCCTATTGGCTATTCAGTTACTGGAACTTTCACTGTTGTGAGATATGTTGCTGACGTTGCTGGAAATGTGGGTGGCAAACTACCTCATGGAGTTGACGAAGGTGGTAACGGTATCGGAAACTGGGGACCAGATGGTCTCGGTAAAAGATTAGCAGCTGGCTTCAATCTAAGTGCAACAGATGGTCGTGCTTATGATAATTTAAATCCTGGTAAACTAGAAAAAGCAACTGGATTTGAGATAGACGTGTTTCAAAAGTTATCAGATGGTAGACTACAGTCTGTCGCTAGAATTAGAGAAGCCAGAATTACAAGAGCTGACTTTAGCCTAGCAAAAGGTAGTGTAGCAACTCAAACATTTCAATTTACCGCTTTATATGTCGATGAAGATAGCTTCTTAGCTGACTTCTCTGGCAGAGGACAACAGTGGGCGTAATTTATGGCAGAGAATAGATTAGATAATGGCAATTCACTTCTTCAAGGCTTAGCTAGTAATCTAGTTTCAAACGTTGAAGGTATATTCTCCGCTAAGCCAATGGCTAAGTATCTCAGTGGTGCACGCTGTGTTCTTAGAGTAAATGGAAAGATCATTGGGTTTGCATTTGCTATCTCTTGGGAAATCAAGACAGCTGTTACTGAAATCAATACTATAGATGACTATCTTCCATATGAACTAGCTCCTTCTAGGATTGAAGTTACTGGTGCTATCTCAGGATTTAGAATTCCTGGGTCTGGACCTTCTTTGACTCTTATTCAAACTGATATTGCTTCATTCTGCACCAAAGATACATCGACATCGAAGTAAGAGATAGTCAGACTGATAACCTAATATTCTTAGCTAACAAAGCTATGATAACCAATAGAACAGAAAACATTAAGATCGATCAACTTGCTGATATGACTCTATCATTTAAAGCAATTGGTTGGGCAGATGAAAGAGCTCCAAAAGAAGTTGATGGCATTGGTGATCCAGTAGATGTTGACGGAACTAGCTCTTTAGGCAAGCTCACAGATAAAGTCAAAAACCTATTCTAATTTGAAGCGGGTATAATCTATTATTATAAGATACTAAAGGAGTAACTATGAACTTACCTAAGAATGAAAAATCATTTATGTTCTCTAAAGAAGGGGAAGTAACTGGATTTAAGTATGAAGGTCAATTCTCAGTTAAATGTGTGTTAACTGCAGCAGATAAGAGAGTTCTTGAAATTGAACAGTCTCGTCTAATGGTTGACTTAAAAAACCCAACAAGCAATCTAATCGCTATCTCAAGAGTAGTGGCGAACCTAAGAATTAGAGTACTTAAAGCACCAGATTGGTTTGACCAGATGATTGGTGACCTTGAAACTCTAGACGACAATATCCTATTTGATGTTTGGAGCGAATGCTTACAAGCTTCTCAAAACTGGCATGACGAACTAAAAAAGAAGTCAGATCCAGTGGGAAACGAACAGAAGCAGAGCTAAGCCAGCTATCTGCGTTCGAAGCTATTGAAAACATTGCAAAATATCACTCTCGCAACACTGGATCAGAAGAGGGCATGGACCTATTCTTACGTTCATGGTGGTGTAGAACTTACAATAGACCTTTAAAGGATCCTTTGCTCGCAGAGTATACGACTTATGACCTATTGTATGAATATCACGATAAAGAAGAACGTAAAAACGCATCTATCGCTGTACTTGAGGAAGAAGCTGATAAAATAGAAGAAGCAATAGTAGAAGAGACTGAATCTTGGATCGAAGAGGAAGAGCGCAAAGAGCGTGAAGCCGAAGAGGCCAAAAAGAAAGCTGAAGAACTTTGGATGGTTGAGCAGCTTAAGAAACAAGATCCTACTTTTGGCGACGACTTAAATATGGACTTCTCGGAGTAATGAATGGCTGATGACGTAAATAAGAAGGGTGGCAAGGTCAACGGTGTTGCCCCTAAAGCCGTTCAAGAGATGGCTAGACAGTACGATAAAAGTACTGAATATGAAGCATCGCTAAATGACGAAAAACTACAACGTCTAGTTAATAAGGCAGCTGAGCTCGAAGAAAAGTTTAACTCTGCATCTCCAGGTACCGCTCATCAACAGATGATAGCTGAACAATTAGGTTTCGCAGAAGATGAAGCACATAAGTACTCACTCTCTGTAGATCAGTCCTTAACAGCAAAATCAAATAAAGTATTAGCTCGTGGTTTAGATACTTATTCTAAATCAAGTAACATCAATAGAAGAACAACTACAATGTCTGGTCAGCAAGCTTATAGAAGCGCTGCAAAGAACAGTGGTGGACTTTTCAGACCAACTAACTCTATTGAAGCTGATATTCAATCTGATATTGAAGCGGCATCCGCATTAGGTACTGGACTAGCTGATGAAGCTAGAGCATTACAACCTGGTGCTGGAACTGATAGTATTAGAGAAAGAGCTGGTGGACTTTCACAGATCGAAGCTCGTATCGCACAAAACAAAGCACTCTTAAAAATCCAAGGTAGAGAAGGTCTTTCAACTGAAAAGCTTACTAATCGTGGCGAGGACTTAGATAGGGACGTTGGTGAATTCCTCAAAAGAAAGAAGATTGAAACTAAAATCAATAAAGGTGAAGTAAAGTCTTATGATGAAGAGATGGGATCCCTTAACGCTAAGAGGGAAGCTAGAAGTTCAGCTCAGGCTGATTATGAAAAAGCAATTGAAACTGGTGCTTCCGGTATTGAAGACTTCGCAGAGAAATTACATAAAGCAAATGAAGCCTTAGATGAACAAACTAGAGTTGTCAAAGGAATGTCAGATAAAGGTGGAGGCGGAGGAGGAATCTTCGGCAAGTATGCTGGTGTTGCTCAATTCGCTCAAATGGGATTTCAAGCTATAGGTGCAGTTGCTGGTGCAGCTAATACTATTGCAGTTGAACAAGATATTACTCAAATGAACAATCGCGGTCAATTCGCGAAGATGGGTAATGCTATATATGATAAAGCTGATGCAGCAGTAAGAGGTCACTCTGTTGATGCAATGCTTGACGTTCTTGGTGATTCATTCACTAAACAATATGGTGATGCTAATAAAGGATTTACTAACGTAGCTAAAGGTATCGAAGCTGGATCTAACGTTGGCGCAAGTGTTCTTGGTGGTATCGGAAAAGGTGCTGCAATTGGTGGAGCTGCTGGTCTTGCTGTTGCAGGTATCGGAGCTGTTCCTGGTGCAATTGGTGGAGCAGTAATAGGTGGTGTAACTGCTTTAGCAAACTCATCAACTGCTGTTACTAACGTAGCATACGGAAACGAAGGTGCTGCAAGTTCAATTAATTCATATACTGCTTCAAAACAATTATCAGCAGAAGAAAGACATATCCGTGCACAACAGATGCAAGCTTTCTATAATCAAGGTTTAGGAACATTTCAATCGACTATGGGTCTTGGAAGTGGCTCACAAGTTCAGTCTCAACTAATGAGTGGAGACATGCTTAAAGGTCTAGCAGCCAATGGTATTTCTCCTGAAATGTCAGTTGCTCTTTCTGGAATGTTAGGTCAAGCTGGTTCAATGTCTGAAGTTGGCGGAATCGATATGATTCGCGGTGCTGGACGTGCTGGTCAACTTGGACAAATGGGTCGTGAAGAATATATCGGTGCTGCATCTAGATTAGTTGCTGCCGGTGGAGCTAATAGTGATCTAGAAGATATCATTGCTTCAGCAACTACTAAAGGTATGGACAACTCTAAGAACATTTCACAGATGGTTGATGCAACCTTAGGAATGTCAAGTGGTCTCGCTTCTATTGGTGTGGGTGGAACATCTGCTGTATCTAGTATGCTTGGTGGAGCTAGTCAATTTCTAGTAGATCAAGGTGTTAATAAGAATTTATCAGTCGGTGCTGCTGCTCAAGGTATGCAAGACTACAATAAGAACATTACAGATACTGGTTTCAATTTAGGTAACATCCTTGAAAGAGGTGGACTAAGAAACATGAAAGGTCTTCGTGGTGCTTCAACTGAACAGATGAACAACATCGCAGGAATGAGTCTTGAGCAAATCGGTGTTCTTCAAGGTGGCGGACAAGAAGCTATGTTACTTGCTGACAGGTTAGGGATTAAAGATCTAATCAGTAAAGATGGCAAGATGAATACTTCTTTGATAAGTGGAATTGGTAAAGAAGCTTTCGGTGGTGCATTAGCAAACAAAGGTTTACTAGGTACAGCTCAAGGTAAAGAACTATATGAGAAATTTGGAACTAACGGCGATCTATCTCAAGTAGCTAAAGCTGCACTTAATGATTTAGGTGGAGAATCTACTTTTAGAATGGCTGGTGGTGTTAATAAGAATGTTAGAACAAATGCTAACATAACTAGAGTAGGTTCTAAGACAGAAATCATGGGAGCTGATCGTGGTGCTGATTATGTTGCTCAAGGTGAAAGAGAATCTGGTGGATTCGCAAACCTAGAGAAAGCAATGGAAGAAGTTGGTAAAGCAGTAGACCCAGCTAAGTGGGGAGACGAAGTTAGAAAGGCAGCAGATGGATTTTCTATTCCTGCAGCAAACTTCTTATCAGCAACTGGACAACTAGATGGAACGGTACAGAAATTAATATCTCACCAAAATGCTATGTTAAAAGCAATGGGTGAACTAAGAGGCGTAATACCATCTAAGACAAAAAATTAAAGTATAATATCATGAGGAGAATCTATGAATATATTTTTAATTACTTGTGGTGTACTTTTACTTTTAATTAGTCCAGGAATTTACTTTACATATAAGTTAGCTAAGTTAGATAAAACTGCGCCAATAGATGATGTTGCTAGAATTAGATACTTACAAGAAATGCAAGCCATAGAGGGTATGAAAAAGTGAAACCTATACTGTTAAAACCAAATGCTATGGTAGTTGTTTACAACTACAGAGATAGACTTGGGGATTTCAAATTAAGTACAAGTGAAAACAGTGCTTTTGAAATTGATCAGATTATATTAAACTCACTTTCTCTTAAGAGTGTAAGTACTCAAAAAACAAAATCAAATCCAGCTGGATCTTTCGAATTCAGACTAGCTCCACTTAAAAATTGGGTTACAGCAATTACTCCTGGTAGTTGGTGTGTAATCTTAATGTCTAATGGCATATTAAATGACGCTGCTAAGTACGGAAGTGCTGATGACGTAAGTTATCAATTTCAACAAGAGTTCGACTCAAATGGAGATGCTATTGCTCCAGCTAAGACTGCACCAACTGTAGATGAGAAATCATTTAAGATGCTTGGAAGAATAGAGTCTGTAAGAGCTGTAGCTAATGTTAATCAAACCACAGGAGCAACTGAAACTGAATATATAGTAACTGGCTCTGATTGGGGTACAGTTTTTAATAGTATCTTCTATGTTGATCCAATAAGTAGAACACCAGGTGATCAGAAAGCTCCAATCGGTATGGCTGAGAGATTTGGCTACATCGACTACTTGCGAAGAGCTGTAGGATATGACGTTTCGACTCTTGGTAAAGATGCTAATGCTGGAGTAAACAGCGGAGCATTAAAGAAAGCAAAAAATGATGCAAGCAAAGGTTCTGTAGTTAATCAGGTTGATTTCTTAAAGAATGGTTCAACTGGAGCACCAGTTCCACCACAACCAGTAGCTGGTGACACAGAAGATCAATCAACTAGACAAGTAACTAAAGACCAACAACCTAAACTTCCTAGTGCATTAGATAATATTGGATTCATATTGAGTCTATGGGGTAGAGCTGACGCACCTACTTCTGCAATTAACGAGAAGACAGGGATTGTAGTTAAATCTCAACAAGTATTTAGAATGCCAGATGAACTAGTTAGATACATGGGATTTGTAGATGGTAGCGGAAGCCCATCTGGAGTAATATCTCAAGTATTAAAACAAGTTGGCGGAAAACTAACTGCGCTAGACACATATGAGAACGAAGATAACTCTGCAGGAATTATTGACTTTGGTACGATCTTAGGTGAGCATACTATCTGGCAAGTTATAACTAACAATTCAAATGAACTAATCAACGAACTAATTCCTGAAATAAGATTTGAGAAAGGTAAACCAGCGCTTACTTTATATACTAGAGTTAGACCATTCGGTATTAATCCGCTTGATGTTCTTAAGAAAGATACTAATGCTGTTGGTGACAATGGGAATGGTGGAGAAGGTCAGAAGGGTCTAGTTGATCCGTATATTTCTCCCTATAAGTTTGTTAAGAAGAAAAGAATAGCTTCATCATCTGTAATTATGTGCAGCTATGGAACTAACTGGAGAGACAGAGTTAACTTCGTTGAGGTTAATATCTCTAGAACTATATTTCAAGAAGCTTGGGCACAAGAAGTTAAATTACAATCTCAGTTCATAGATGAAGACTCTATTGGTAGAGATGGTCTACTTCCAATGATCAGAGGAACAACTTATGTTCCGGCTGTAAAACGTGCTGCTAATCCACTTGGAACTTCTGCTTACAAATATGCTCTTAAAGAATGGTATTTCAATACTCACAAGATGTTCAATGGAACTCTTAATTTAGTTGGTCAAGATCAGTACATTCAAGTTGGTGACAACATCATGGTTGAATCTAAAGTCTTGAATAAGAATTGGAACATCAACACAACTCTAAAAACTAATACTAATAAGAATAAGACCTTTATGATGGCTCATGTTGAGTCGATTACTCATCAGACCCAAGTAGATGGAAATGGAAGTAGAATCTTTACAACAAGTATTAACTTCGTAAGAGGGATCATTACTGATGTAGAAGGCGACATAATTGTTAGTGGTAACCATGTGGGTGCACTAGATCAAGATACTTCTTTAGTAACTCCATCTGTAGAAAGAAACTACGAGACTATCTCTACCTCTGGACCTATGGATCCAGATAGACAGCAATACCCTCTTAAAAAGGGTGATAAGGATTTTAACGAGGAATAATGGAAGAGTATATTATTGACGATAGTTCGTTACACTCCAATCCTAAATCTTTAATAGGTAAAGACTTTTCTATTCGTATTGGTGTAGTTAGAGAGCATGTGTACTTAGAAACTACTCAACAAACAAGATACATTGTAGAAGTATGGAGGAATGGTAAGTCGTTCCCTATGACTTGTATTAGAGCTGCTAGATTTGGTGGACTCTACAACTATGAAGAATTTAACTACAGAGGCTTTAATGCTGGAGATAGTGACTCTGGAAAGGGTAACTTTACTGTTGTCCCTGGAGATATGGTAGTTGTTGCTGCAGTAGCTGGTGACAATAAAGAAGGGATTATTCTAAGTTGTATTAGTCACGGTGGAAGAGATGAAATTCTTCCTGCAACTGATAATGTAGCTTTCATCAATGAATTCAATGGTGTTCAAACCATGATTAACTATCAAGGTGAATACAGAAGAACTTTCAAGGGTCAACCTACAAACCTATCTAAACTAAGTGAACCACCTAATGGAACTGCATACCCACTACCTGAGTATGACAATGACGTTGGATTCAGCTATTATGAGTTCGACAAGACTGGTTCTTATTTAGTTAGTGATAATGCCAATGATGATCTGCCTCAGTCAATTAAGATAGATAAAGCTAGCGGTAAGATTCAAATCACTAGTGGTAAGACTTCACTTGTTATAGATAAGGCTGCAGAGTCTTACTCTATCACTAACAAGTCTGTAACTTTCGATACCACTGATGTATTTAACTTAAATACTAAAGCTACCAACATAATGTCTACAGATGTAATCAATGCCAAAGCTAAGACTATCAATACTGAAGGTAAATGGAATCAGAAAGGCAATGTAGAGATAACTGGAAATACAAAGCAAACGGGTAATATAGAACTATCTGGTGATTTTAAAAACATGGGTATGGCACTGCTAGGTGGAGGAGAGCATCCTCTTATTTATGATATCGTTTTAACTATCGGTATCGGTAACTTAGGTGCACCAGTTCTTAGCTTTAATACCTACTTGAAAACTGTAAAAACAAAGGCAACCTAATGTCTAAATTAGAAATGATTGACATGGAAATAACTAGAAGAGAGAATGCAACAGCTGCATTCAACCTCGCTATTCCTGATCTATTAGCTAGTATAGAACAATTTAATAAGCTAGATGAAATGTATCGTTCAGATGAGAAGGATGCTAGGCTTGCTTTAGAAGGTGCTTATAAAGAGAATAGACATTTCACAGGTAAGCAACCATTAGTTTATTCTTCTGCTCAAACAGAGATATATCCATTCTTTCAAGGTCCACTTGATTCTAGTGGCAATCCATACTTTCCTATAACTAAAGTACAAGATAAGACTTTTGATGGATTAAGTCCATTTCCAGCTCCACCAACTAAGACTGGTGCTTACGCTAGAGATGCAAACTACTCTCCTCTCGAATCGGTTGCAAGAATTCCTGCAGCAACAGCATTACAAGCATTCCCAGATCTAAGTGGAGAACCACTTCCTGGTGGATGGCCTGGAGCTGCTTTACCTACTGCTGCATTCTGTACTCCAGCTGCTACACCAAATACTGAAGCTCAATGTGCTATCATTGGTGGAACATGGACTCCGGCTGGAACAGCTGCTGACCCAGTTTGGAATGGACCAGATACTGCACCTGCATTATTAAGAACTGCATTGAATGCTTGGAAATCAGATATACTAATTATTGTCTCTGATATCTATTTAAATGATGCAGCCGAACTTGCTTATTGGAATGGTATTCTTGCTAACATCAATATTGTATTAGCTGCTGTTGCAACTGATGCTGTATTTATTAGAGCAACTGGAAATCCTGACCCAGCAGCTTGGGGACAAACACAACCATTTACTGGAGCTACGGAAACAGCGCGAGCTGCTTTAGAAGCTGCAGCAACAACTGGTGTTCCAGCGCACGTCACAACAAGACAAGCCTTCTTAGATAAAGAAGCATCCACTGAGGAAGAGGTTTTCTTTGGTATCATTAAATTAAGACTCCATCAAGCCAACGGATCCTTTGCAAAATTGCAAGCAGCTAAGAGTCAACTAGTTACAACTAGATCACTTATTGACGATAATAATGCCGCCATTAGTTCACTCAATCTATTGAAAGTTAAAGCCTCATAACCCCAAATGTTATATAATGTATAGCAGGGAGTTATTATGGGTTTATTTGACAACTATTTCGGAACAACACAAACCACTAACTCTACTAGTGGAAACGGTCAACCGATCGACAATGAAACACTAAAGATCTATGAGACCGCTGAATATAGAGTAAGTGAATTCTCTAATGGTACGGCTCTAGAGAACTGGTACAAGCAAAAGCCATATGGTTTTAGATTTAGAGGTCTAACCTTCTATCTCCCAATCTCTCCTTCAAACCTTAATATTACTACTCATTTTGGTACTAACGTAATTTCAACTATGTACGGTACAATTGAGGAGCACAGTGAGCAAAGGTACTACGACATCCAAATCTCTGGTACGACTGGTATGTCTCCAAGATATTACAAGAACGTTGAAGATCAAGTAAATGACTCAATCTCAACTAAGGCAATTGGTAGAGCTAGTACTCCTATTAAAAATAGAGTAAGTGGACCATTGGGTGGCTTCTTTAAGAGAACTCAAAGCTTAATTGAGAATACATTGAACCAAGCATCTGACCTTCTTGGGGATGACAATGGTTCTACAGGTATCGACTTACAAAGAACTGGTTACGCAGCTTTCCATAATTTCTATAAGTTCTTGTTATTACACAAGAGAGTAGCAACTGGTAAGTCTAATATTGGTAGTGGTTCTAAGAACCTAGTATTTATTAACTACAAAGATAACAACCAATATAACGTAGCAATTCAATCGTTTCAATTGGTTAGAGATGCAGCTAACCCTATGTTGTATAACTACAACATCACTATGAGAGCGTATAACTTAACTACGGCTGATAGTAAAGACATAGAATTAGATGTAAGTAATAGACTTGCAGAACTTGGACTTGATGGTCTTGAGACTACTTCTATTGCAGCTAAACTTGCAAACAAAGCTAGACAAGCTAAGAACGCAGCATACTCAGCAGTAGCTGCAGCTAAAGGATTTGGTTCATAATGGCATTAGATTTTGAAGGATCACTGAGTGGTTTATCAAGACTTGATCTCTGGTACAAAGTTACTGGGAACGAAGAGTTATATCTTTCTGACATCACTGAGATCATTCGTTTAAGATGGCCATACTTCAGAGACAACTGGGAATTCCTTAAGGATAAATATCTTGGACTTATGAAGACCTACTCTGATCCTAAGTTGCTACAGACTCAGATCAATAACTTCTCTGAGTTTGTTGAGTCACAAAGAAATAGCAAGACCAATAAGAATCCATTTGAGAACTCAGATATTATTCCTAGGTTCTATTCTATATTTGACTCTACGACTATCAACTCTGTAAGTTTAACTTATGAAGAGAGACAGATTGTTGAGAATAAGAAAAGAGAAGTTAATGCATACACACGTGGAGACTTCCTAGCGATCAGAGATCAACTTGCTAAGGAAAGAGACCAGATTGCTGACAGAGATGGAACAACTGATCCTGATTACAATAGAGTATTCAATAGAAGTCCTTTAGAGGCAAGAGTTGATATCAATAATAAAGATATCAATAAGATGTATCAGCTTCAAGAAGCTATTAAGTCTACAGACTTTATATTGGCTAACTCTTTCTCATTGAGCACAGCAACTATTGATCCATTCGCATTAGCTAAGTCTAATGCTAATAATCCAGCTATCGATATTCAGAGTTATTCATCTGGTTACTTAACTAAGTTGAACTATGGTGAGGATCTTCAAGCTCTTGCAGCTAGAACTCTAGACTCTCCAGATAAGTGGATTGATATCGCTATTACTAACGGACTTAAAGCTCCGTATATTGATGAGGTTGGAGAAAGACTATTCTTAATCTCTAATGCTAGTGGTAACCAGATTAACATTGCAGAGACAGATATTAATAACAACCTAAACATTGATAAACTTTCAATTGGTCAAGTTGTTTTACTTCAATCGACAACTCAGACATTCCCAGAGCAACGCACTATACAGAACATAACTCAAGTGCCTATATCTGGTGAAATTATTATAGAACTGGCAGGGGAAAGCAATCTCGATAGGTATAAACTAAGTGAGAGTGCTTATGTTAGAGTATTTAAACCTAACACTATTAACTCTAGTTTCTATATAATGATTCCATCTACTTTACCTCTAGATGATACATCTAAAAGTGATACTCCATGGTTTCTGCAGGGAAGTGATGGGACGGACAAGAGACAGAAAGTAGATTTGAATATTGATGAGAATGGTGATCTTAATTTTAATTCAACTGGTGACCTTCAACTTAGTTATGCTATGACAAATGCTGTTCAAGCTATTAAACTTAAGATGATGGTAGAAGCTGGTGAACTTAGAAGACACCCAGAGTTTGGATTGAATCCAGTAGTTGGACTTACAAATGCTAACATTGCATTAACTAGACAAATACTTACAAACTCAATAAGCAAGATGATACAAGCAGATGAAAGATTTGCTAGCATAGATACTTTAGATATTACATATGGAACAGGTGTAGACAGCAATTTTCCAACTGTAATTAACATTAACTTAATAGTAAAATTAGCGGGATCAGGTCAATTGTTACCTGTTACCTTCAGTATAAATAAGGGCTAAATATGGCAAACATCAATATCAATAGCTATAATGAAATCTTAGGAGCTATGATTCGTAAGATCATCGCTGATACTCCAGCTAACGACTTGAACAAAGGTTCTGTTATCCTAACATTGTTAGAAGCTGCTGCAGCTAACGACTTTGAAAATAACACTGCTATCCTAAACGTTCTTGAACTATTAAACATTGATGCTCTTAGAAATAATGACCTTGATGCCTACGCTTCTAACTATGGACTAGTAAGAAGAACTGCAGTTAAAGCTTCTGGTTTCGTAAAAATTACAGACAGTACTATCACTAAAAGAAGTACAACACTATATCCAGTAAAGCCAGCTCCAATCGTTGGTACTTCTTTACTATATGTTAACGATGCATCTGAATGGTCTCAAACTGGTACACTTTATCTTGGAAGAGGAACTCCTAACTTCGAAGGTCCACTAGCTTATACTTCTATTGTAAACAATGGAACATTCTTTACTATTCAACTTACTTCTGCTTTAGAAAAAGATCATCTTCTTTCTGATCTAGTTGTTGATGGTCAAGGAACAAGCGATCGTTTAGTTTCTGCGGGAACAACTGTTAAGATCGCCGCTAACAATATTTCACCTGAAGTTAAGTATTTAACTTTAAGAGATGCTGTAATCCCAGCTGGTGAAGATACAGTTACTCAAGTTCCAGTTACAGCTATTAATGCTGGTTCTGCTGGTAATGCCGGTATCAATACAATCACAATCTTTAATACTCCTCCATTCAATGGAGCGTTGATTACTAACACTAATTCATTCACTAACGGTAACGATACTGAATCTGATGATGTGTTTAGAAACAGAATCAAAGCATATTCTTCTACATTAGCGAGAGGAACTAAGAGATCGATCTTGGCATCAATAGACGGCGTTTCTGATGAGACAGAAGGGAAACAGGTAGCATCTGCCGTAATTACAGAACCAGCTGAGATTGGTCAACCTTCTATCGTCTACGTTGATGATGGGAATGGATTTGAACCTTCTTATTCTGGTCAATCAGTTGACTTACTAGTGGCAAGTGCTAGTGGAAACGAAGAGTTTCTACAACTTGCAAACTATCCTCTTCCTAGACCACAGGTGGTAAACAATGCTGAAGCTCCTTTCTTACTATTGGACGGAATGGAATTCAAAGTGCTTGTTGATGACGTTGAAGAAGCGGTTGTATTCTCTGCAGAAGATTTTAGAAGTCTTAGTACTGCTACTATTTCTGAAGTGGTTGTTGCTATCAATGATAAAGCAATACTTTTCAAAGCAAGACTAACAGCTGACTCAACAAGGATCCTAATATATCCTGTTGACTATAAAGCCGAGACTATTCAAGTAGTTTCTGACAGCAGTCTATTGGATGCTAACACTCAATTCAAGTTCCCAGTGAACGAATTCTCTTATATCGCTCTTTACAAGAATAATGTAAGACTTAGAGAAGTTCAAAAGTCTGCTGCTGTAATTTCTAACCCATTCTCAACTTGGAATATTGTTTCTACTGGAAACATTATCATCTCTGTTGATGGAACACCTGATCAAGATAGAAGTTTTGATGTTTCTGACTTCGGTGGAAAGAACTTCAATGCAATTAACATCACTGATTGGGTAACAGCTTTCAATAATAAATTTGCTGGTATTACAGCTACAGCTTCTACAACAGGAAGACTTATCCTTACTTCTAACAGAGAAGGTTCTGCTTCTGCAATTGAAATTGCTGGTGGTACTTATCTAGAAAAGATGTTCGGCGGAGCTGAACTTTCATCTATCGGACAAGATTCTGACTTCGCATTAAATAGACAAAATGGTAACATCCAACTTCAAGAAGCTACTGCTGCTGGAGATGTAATCTCTGCTGGTTCTTCTGATACTAAAGGAAATGTTGTCTCTGGTTCTGCTTCTGGTGGTAATTTTAACTTATCAACTGACGGGAACAATAGACCTTCTGAAATGGTTATAGTAGTAGATGCAACAAGAGTAGATCCTAGAACGATCAACCTTGCTGTTGGTTCTACAATTACTATCTCTAATCAAGGTTCTAACATTATGAGAGTTATGGCATCTAGTGCTAGTGCTCTTAGAGAAATTCAACCTAACGATTATGTTTATATTACTAATCGTGGAGATATCGACAACTCTGGTACTGGTAATTGGGTAGACATCAAATCATGTGGTCTATTCAAAGTAACTTCTAAAGGTGAACACACAACTGATGGAACTGATACTTATATTGAAGTTGTAAACGTCGATATGGTTGTTGGTGGACCTTACTCTGTACAAGATAGTTTAGATGTGCAAGCATTCTATTCTGATAAATATCCTCAACTTTGGAAAGGCACTATGACTGCCAATCCAGCTGCTGCTTCTATTCAAAGTGTTGTTAACTCTATCATTGATAATATTCGCGGTGCTTCGGCTTCCGTATTTAGAACTAACTTCATTAAGATGACATCAATAACTGAAGAGGGTGGATCAATCGCTGTGCCAGTTGCTGTAGGTAGTGCGTCTACTCAATTATTTGAAACAGGTGGAATCCAGAAGACTGGAACTACTTCTCATATTGCTAACAAAGTAGAAGACTCTGACGTTTTCACTATGTTCAAAAGAACAGCTCCAGAAAACGACACAGTTTGGTTAGATAGATATACTTACACGGATACAAGAGGATCTTTAACTTCTGCTGTTGAGCCAAGTAAAGATGGTTCTGGTACATACTCTGAAACTCTTACAGATACTAATGCAAGCTTCAATGCTGATCTATCTTATGATGATGCTCTTGCAATTACATCTGGACAGAACAAGCAACAAACTAGAGAAATTAAAGCAATCATTGACAATAACAACGTAGGAACACGTAATGCGATTCCTAGAACTCTTATGGATTACAATGTCTCTGATGAATATCAAGTTGTTAAGAATCTTGAGTTCTCAGCTGAAGATAGCTTAGTTGCTATTATTGACAATGATGCAGTTGCTAAGACAATCGATATTTCATTCTCTAGAACTGGTCAAATCAATACTGGTTCTCAGATGTCAATTTTCAACCCAACGAATTATGCCTTCTCTGCTAATGATGCAGATAATGAAGTAGGAATAGATTTTGGGACATTGAGCGTATGGGGAACTTTACCTACTCAATCTAATGCTAACTTCAATGATTATGCTGTTTGGTTTAAAGCTAGAAACTACTACGTATCTAACGGTGCAAGTATCGTTCTAAGAGCTAAAGAATACGGACCAATTGGTGATAAAGTAAGATTCAATATAGACTATCCTGGTTCTGTAAACCTAGCAAGTACTATATCTCACACTAACTCTGCCAATGAAACTCTTGTTACTTATACATTTGGTTCTGGTCCAGCTGTTATTACTAATATCGCTCCAGGTGATCAATTCACTGTAACTAGCTTAGGTGGTTATAACTATAGAATTACATTCCCAGTTACTGCCACAGTAAACAACATCAACGTTGGTGATACAATCACTATCTTAGAAGCTTCTGGTTTCTCTGCTGCTAACTCTGGAACATTTAGAATTAACGCAAAGAGTGATGTCAATAGAACCATCGATATTTACAATCCAAATGGAGTTGCAACTATCGTTGGTAACCCAGCTATTCATTCAGTTCAATGTACTGCCGATGTTGCCAACAACAAAGACGGAACGTACTTCGTTCTTAACGCTCCAAACGGAGATACAGTTAAGTTCTGGTATGACATGAACAACGGTGGAACTATTGAGCCAGCAATTGGACTCACAACAAGATCTTGGGAAATCAATCCTGCAACAGGTGCTTCTGCTGTTAACATGGCAACACTTACTGCAGCTGCAATCTTAAACGATCCTGCTTTTGCTACCGCAACTAATGGCGGTGGTACATTAAGTTTAATTACTGTAACAAATACTGACAATGGACCAAGTGCACAAGGATTCAACGGATCGCCAACTCCTGGTTTTACTTTCACCCTAATTACTCCTGGTATTGCCGATATTTTCGAAACAGTTAACATTGTTTCTAATATCTATGCCTACCCATTAACTGGCACTGCTA